GGGGGATGTTTTACTTGAAGGAAGACATGGTCAAAGTATCCGTTTTGGAAGTACAGCTCGACCCCCTGCAGATAGTAAACCTATTTTAATAAATAATAATTGGTCTTCTATTGGTACTAATGGTGATCCTATTACTATATTAAGAAATGGTCAACCTGTAAATTCAACAGATGAAGGTTGGATTCCAATAACCGAAAATATAAGTAATGATTTATCATCTATTTATTTAACTTCATATCAACAATTAAATACTTTTAGAGTAGCTAGTGAATTATATCAATCATATACTACACCACCTACTTTTCCTAGCCAATACAAAAACCCCCAAGTAATATTAAATTCAGATAGAATAGTAATAAATGCTAAAACTGATAGTATATTATTAAGTGCTCAACAATCTATAGGTATGTCTACTAATGGTAGTGTAAATATAGATGCCTCTTCTCATTATATTAGTTCTAATGATGTTAAATTAGGATCTAAAAATGCTACCCAACCAGTTTTATTAGGTAATGATACTATTGACGTTTTAATACAATTAACGGACGCTGTTAAAGATTTAGCATCTATATTGCAAGTTCAAAGAGATTATCCTGGGGGTGTTTTAGCTACTTCTTATAATTCCGTTGCAGGTAACGTATTAACTCAAATTAATAGTGCTAATGGAATCTTAGCCCAACTAAATAATGATAGTCTTAAATCTAAAACTACAAAAGTACAATAATGGCTTCAGAAGTAACAAGTTCAATTGAAATAGATTTACAAGATATTTTATCTTTAGTGGGGATAGAATTACCTCAAGTCCCAACATCAGGTTCAATACCTCCCTTTCCTCAAAAAATAAAACTTGAAGATATTAAAGGAGTAGTAGTTAATTCTATTACTAATGAACCTTTATCTGGAGTAAAAGTTAGTAATGCTCTTTTAAAAAGAGATACTACAAATAAAAAAGGTGAATTTTCAATCAAACATCCTGCAATAGGGGGAACAGGATTAGATCCTGCAAAATTTCCATTAAATTTTAAATTGCTGAAATATTCTCCAACTACTGTCATTCCATATACATCTGTTGGAGATATTAAACCTAATTTAGGAATTATTACAATTACTCCTACAGAATCTAATTTAAAAAAAGAAATCCTAGATCTTTTAAAATTTCCTCCAACCACAGTAGAAGATTATTCTACTAAAGATGTTACTATAGATTTTAAAATTCAAAAAAAGCTTAATACATCTATAGATGATTTAAAGAGTATGGTTATACCATTAGTATTAAGTTTAATAGCAACATATGGTGTTAGTGAAGTAAAAAAACTACTAGAAAAAGCAAAAACTAATCCACAAGCTGCGTTTGATGCAATAAAGGATACAATAACATGCCCTCCACAAAATGAAATCACCCAGTTAATAGCTACTAAAAATAAACTTGTTAAAAAAATTAATAGTACTCTTACTGTAATCACTAATACAACAGATGCTTTAGCTAAATCAGAAAAAATTCTAGAAATTACATCACCAACAATTAAAATTATACGTCAATTACCAACCCCCACTGCGGTTTTAGGTGTTGGAGTTCCATTTAGTGCAATTACTGCTATACAAGATACTCTTAAAAAACTAGATACTTTGGTAGAAAAATTACTTTATATTAATACTACTACTTTAGCTATTTTAACTTTATTAAAGAGTGTTTTAGCACAAGTGCTTGATTTTTTAAATTTATTAGATCTTTTAACACAATTTTGCTATCCAAATACCTCTCAAGAACAAGTGGCTTTAGAATTAACAGCTTTAACTAACCAACAGTCAAACCAAACATCCCCAATAGTTACAAATGTAAATGGATTTAAAATGGGGGTTGAAACTGAAGTAACAGATTCCCCATTAAAACGTAGACGAGCAATAGCAACAAATTTATCAAATGTAGTAATGCTACAAGGAGAATGGTCATTTAGCTCAATTGATCAGATATTAATAGATGAGCTTGTATTCTATATCCAACAAAATAATTTAAAAGCAGATTAACCCTATATTTATAACCGTATGAAAACCACAGATTTTAAAAAATTAATTAAAGAAGCCGTAAGAGAAGCAATTCAAGAGGAATTGAAGGATATTTTATTGGAAGCAGTAAAGTCACCTAAACAAATAGTTAGAGAATCTTATGCACCCCCTTCTACACCAACACAACCCACTTATGCTCCTCCCCCAATAGACTTTAGATCTAAATATGCTGAAGTATTAGGTGAGACTGCTATGAGTTTTACTTCAAATGACGTTCAACAACCTTTTAGACCCCAATCTGTTGATCCTGTAAATGGAAGTTTAGGAACAGGTGAATTAGGTATGGATCAAATTATGGGACTTTTAAACACTAAATAATGGCATTTAATCCTCAACAGATAAATCCGATTGATTTAAATCCAAACGTTGCTGTTGGGGTAAATTTACCTCTTAGTGGTCCTGCTGTTTTTCGTTTAAATTATACTACAGCTCAGGCTATAAAAAATAATATAATTAATTTTTTTCTTACAAATCCTGGGGAAATACCTATGAATCCAACTTTTGGGGGAGGATTAAGAGCTTTTATTTTTTCTCAAATAGAAGAAGAAAATATGAATGGCTTAAAAGAAAACATTGAACTCAAACTAAAAAACTATTTCCCCTCAGTTAGAATAAATTCATTAGATATTTTAAGAAATGATGATAGTAATTCATTAATTGTTGAATTAAAATATTATATACTTAATTCTAATGCTCAAGATATTATAAAAATCCAATTATAAAATGGCTACAACAAATAGAGATATAAAATATATTAACCGTGACTTCTCAGATTTTAGAGCACGTTTAATTGAATATGCTAGAACATATTTCCCCCAAACATATACAGATTTTTCCCCTACATCACCCGGGATGATGTTTATGGAACAAGCTTCATATGTTGGAGATGTTTTAAGTTTTTATTTGGATAATCAATTTCAAGAAACATTTGTGCAATATGCTCAACAAACAAATAATGTTTTTGAATTAGCATATATGTTTGGTTATAGACCAAAAACAACAGGTGTAGCTCAAACTTCTATTGATTTTTATCAACAATTACCTTCTAAACTAGTTAGTGGTGAATATGTTCCCGATTATGATTACGCTATTACTATTGGAGAAAATACCACCGTAACATCTCAAAATGGCACCTCATTTTTAACCCAAGATAAAGTTGATTTTTCAGTTTCTAGTTCTTTAGATCCAACTGAAATTACCGTATATCAAGTTGCAGGTAATATCCCACAATATTATTTATTAAAAAAAACCAGAAAAGCTATTTCTTCCACAATTAGTTCAGCTACATTTAATTTTGGATCTCCACTACAATACCAAACTGTTAATATTAATGCTAACAATATTGTTAAAATATTAGATATTACTGATTCTGATGGAAATAAATGGTATGAAGTAGATCATTTAGGACAAGAAATGGTATTGGATACTGTTAAAAATACTAACGTAAATGATCCTAATGCTAATGGTGATACACCATATTTATTAAAACTTAAAAAAGTAGCTCGACGTTTTGCTACTCGTTTTACTTCTCTTTCTAATTTACAAATACAATTTGGAGCTGGAAATCCTTTAGATATTACAGAAGAAATTACTCCAAATCCTAACAATGTAGGTATTGGATTACCATTTGAACAAGACAAATTAACGGTTGCTTATTCACCAACAAATTTTTTATTCACAGGAACTTATGGAATTTCCCCATCAAATACGACATTAACCGTTAGATATTTAACTGGTGGTGGGGTTGGATCTAATATAGATTCTAACACATTGATAAATTTAAATACTAATAATACTAAATTTAATAACAATAATCTAATTGCTAATACAGCAAATTATGTATTTGCTTCTTTATCATCTAATAACCCCGAAGCAGCATCAGGAGGTAGAGGTGGAGATACATTAGAAGAAATTCGTCAAAACACATTAGCACTTGTAGCATCTCAAAAAAGATCAGTAACCGCAGATGATTATTTAATTAGAGCTTTAAGTATGCCTTCTGATTATGGTACGGTTTCTAAAGCCTATATTGAACAACCAAAACTTACAGACAATCAGGTTTCAACTATTGAAACTTTAAATCTATATGTTTTATCATTAAATTCACTAGGATATTTAAGTAATGCAACCGAAATTTTAAAAAATAATTTAAGAACTTATTTATCCCAATATAGAATGATTGGAGATAATATTGAAATTAGAGATGCATTTATAATCAATATTGGAGTAGATTTTGAAATTATAGTACTCCCAGAATATAACAATAATGAAGTAGTATTAGCATG